TGCGGGAAAAAATGCAGCAGCCAATGCTGTTCCTATTACCCCGATTATTGATAGGATTATCGTCTTACGTGATTCGACAGCCGTCATCCAGCCTATGATGTCAGCACCGACCTGAGCTAAACGACGAGCGAATTCCATGAACGGTTTAGTGATTGGCAAAATCATTGCACCGAGTTTGGTCAACGCACGCTGAAACGCTGCCCACGTTGCTTTGAACTCAATCGAGAACTCTTTCAGCTCGCCAATTTCTTCCGGTGAAAGTATCAGCCCTTGGTCGGCTGGCTTTATTGACGCTCGCAATCTGAGGAACGAAATCATTTCCTCAGACAAGCCCATGTCCATTGCAAGCTTTGTACCCATTGCCGCTGGTCTGGTCTTGAGCATCTGCTCAATCTGATTCAATTGTGTCTCGGCATCTGCGAACCAACTCACACCGGCAAGCTGAAACGCTCCGGCGTCACCTCGTCCGAGTTGAATATCCATTGACTTTGACTGCAATTCACGGAGCGAGTTTGCCACCTCGTCCGCTTCCACTCCGGTTTGCTCCGCTTGCATTTGAAGCTTTTGCAAAGCGGTTGTGCTCATCCCTGAGTTGAGTCCGAACTTGAATAACTGTTCCGATGCTTCCGCCGCTCGTGAGGTCAGCTTTACCATCCCAGCGACAACACCGAGGATAGCTATGCGAACTAAATTTGCCTTGCCGATTATATCGGTCAACTTGCCGAGAAATCCGATTGAACCAAATTCACTTTCTCGGAAAAATTGCGGCAACTTCTCGCGTGCAATTAAATTAGCTTGCTTGCGAAAGTCCATTGCTTTGTCTTTGAGCGCACCAAGACCTGCTTTGAATTTACCGACGCTCGCATTGTTTTGTTTATCTTCGCCGAGCTTGAGCTTGACGAACAACTCACCGATATTCATTTTTCCTCCGGTTCGTTGAGCTCGTGAAATCGTTGCTCGTATTCTCTCATGGAACGCAAATGGTCCCAAGCGTCACAAACGACGTCGGCTCGTGTTTGCATAAGGTCTGAAAGTGAACCATAGCCCGCTGCTGACAATTCACACAGCATGAATCTGTCCATCGGCATGTCGATGTGCATGGTCGGGGTCTTGAATTTAGGAGGCTTTCTTAGACCTTCGAATCTGAAAGCACTCCCTCGAGAAAAGGCGAACAATTTTCCTTCAAAGCGAAAAATATAGCGAACAGATAATCCTTGCGCGCCTCGACCGCGTTCCATGTTCTATCGTCAATTTTCAGCCCGTCATAAGTGCATTTCTTGAGGCATTGCTTTCCAGCTTTCTCAATGTCGGAATTGCTCAGGAGCTGGGTGAGCGGTCGTTTGAATTTCATGAGGTCTTGAGCCATGAAGTCCTTGCCCAACTCGATGCCTTGCAAGTCAACTTCAATCAAGCCGATGATTTTTGCCACCTGCTGAAACACGGCGAACGCTTCAGAGAAGTCTAACGGTGTCACGTGCAGCTTTGCACCGGATGGTAAATCGTGTTCGCTCATAAATGCCTCCTAAACAAAAAAAAGAGGATGGTATGAACCATCCCCGTCAAGTTACATATTGATGCTTGGTCAAGCAATAGCGCGTGGAGCAACTGCAAATTGCATCATGTAAACGCTCATCGCTTGCTCGGTATCGCCTTCGACGTTGACGGTAGCTTCAACCGGTTTGGCAATGACACCACCAGTGAGCACGTATGTGTCACGCGTCAAGTTTCCGGCACCGTCACCGATGACCTTGATGACTTCAGCGTTCATCAAAATGTAGCCTGCGCTATCAAGCTTGTATGCTTGCAACTGGCTGTTAAGAAATTTGTCATCGCCTGAGCCACGGAGCACATGCAATTCGAGCGATGCCTGATTACCTGTTTCGTTTTTAGCGTAGATGGTGTTGCCGTTCTTACCAACTTTGACCGTGACTAAATCATTCGGGTAAGTCAGCTTTGCCACGTCACCGGAACCGATGTCGGTAATGAGGCGGTCATTGATTTTGATTGTATCGTTACCTGTTAGTCTCTGAATCATTGTCTACCTCATTAACGGTTGATGTTGATGATAACGTCGGATGAATGCACAGCGCCAGCGAGCTTGAGCGCAATCTGAATCAACGGAGCCTTGCGAGCTTCGCGGTCGACTGAGGATTGCTGCGTGATAGGCAAGCTGTAAATGAAATAACCTTGCTCAGCGATATTGCGCTTGAAGTCCTCAGGGTCGCCGAATGTGTCGGGTGAAGTCCAGCTTCCCGGAGCTGACATTCCGTTTGCAACCGATTGACCGCACACTTGTCGATATGCACCTTTTAGCAAGTCCATCCCTGCTTCGGTCTGTGGAATTTTGCTGACCGTTTGAGCAAGTACATTGAATCCCGCAACTTCCATTGCAAGCTTGAGCCATTGCAAATTGAAACGCTCATCGAAGAATACGTTTGCACCGTATGAAAGCACAGAGGAACGCCCAGCGATGTTTGCGTACACATCCGCACCGACAACTTTTGCCTTCGAAAGCAGCGTGCTTGTTAGACCCTCGTCAGCAGTCACCCCAGCAATTTGCTTCAAGTGCATTGTGTTGGTTGTGTTGTCGCCAGCGAAATTGACACCGAGCGCACGGGACACATAACCGAACTTGAATGCTTCAATCTTGGTTGCGTCAGAATGGAACAAGCAGCGAGTGTTCGTAAGCGTCGCGCCTTGAATCAGCCCGAACAATCCACCGACTTCTAAGTCAGCCGAATCAGAGCTACCTACGATGTACAGCTTGCCGGCAGCTTGTGCGGCGGCAGCAGTCGCTTGAACAATGACATCGCTTTCTGCGAACGTCGTCGCGAATGAACCAAAGAACACGAGCGGAATGAAGGCAGCAAGCGCAGCGGTCGAGTCATCAGCAGCTGCAACTTTACCCACGATGAACTTTCCACCACCCGTGATGATATTCGGTGACTGTGAGAACACGGACACAGCAGCTTTGTAAACATCGCCGGTTGTACCCCAGTCGGTTCCGACATCGGTTGCGCTTGTGTACACGCGATATTCACCGTCAGCAATTGAAGCTACTGGTGTATCTTTCGTCATGCACAACAAATTGGAAACACTTTGCAGCGCAAGCCCAGCAGGTGGAGTTGCGACGGTGACGTTAATGACTTCGGAAATATTTATCATGCTCATATCGTTCCTTCCTCGGTTTCGGTTTCGAGTGTAAATGTATCATAATAAGCGACGGCGTTACTTTGAGTGTATGCCCTGAGCACGTTGAACTCAATTGTCATGCGATACAGTTGACGAGTTATCTCAGCAGCGCTCGTATCGAGAACGCTGTTTGGTATTCTGGCAAAGCGTAAACCGTTGGCGTTGGCCACTTCATCAGCATAATCCGAATTGAGCGCACCGATGACCTCTTGCGAGCGGTTGAGTGCATCGGGAGTTACCGAAAGCAAATCAACGCGAATCGTTTCTTGAGTGTGTTGGTGAGTCGTGCTCGTAACCGTTGCTGCATAGCTGTGCTTTTTGCCCGTTGCATATTGACGTGCATTGACTTGCGACACAATGACGTACAAGCGGTTGTCTTTTGGGATATTGATTTTCTGATTGTAAATCCAAATCTGGTCACTGCTTAGATTCATGAATTGCTTCACGACGTCGCAAACGAGCGTCAAAGTTGAAACGCTCATGTGAATGCCTCCGCAATTTCGTATTCAAAATAACCGTAGTCCACGTAGTCGGAAACTGCGAGCACTCGGTAGCGTTTCGTTTTCCAAATGATTTCGTCGTCTAAGGCGAGCTGCAAATCGGTAGTCGAGTGAACCGTGAACCAACGCCATTGACGTTGACCCTCGGACTTAATTTCAAGCTGTTCAGCTCGCATGGGCTGGATGACACCCTTGAATGCAATTGTGCTTTTAGTTTCCACGAGCTGATAGTTGACGATTGATTTCGTAATACGGTCAAACGTGAAAGGTTGCGTCCACGCTCTAACGGCATTCGACAAATTCGGCAATGCCATCAAACCACCTCATACTTAATAGAGCGTTCGAGTTGTCCGGTGTCTTGCAAGATTTTCGGGTTAAATTCTTTTTTAGAATTCGGATACATTTCATCAAACCGCTCGCGTTTCATCCAATACGTTGAGTCAGCGATTTCTGGCCACTTGCCGAAACCTTCTGTTTCAAAACACTCCCCAATGTATTCCTGCCACTTTGCACCGAGCTGGTTATAAACGTCTTTGGTTTTGCCGGCCATGACTTTTTTGAGAATAGCTAGCTCATTTGATTCGATGAACGCCGACATATCTTCCCCGCGTTCTTCATAGGTCAATCGAAAAAACGAACGCTCAGGTATGCGACCATCACGACTGCCGAACTCATGCACAGCGGCTAGTTTTGCGTTCGTCATCCCTGAATCGTCGTCATTGTCGCGATTGTTTTTTGCGGAAAGAACGCCGACCTTTGCGTAATGCTTGCCGAGGTCGTCTTTGATTTTCTTTGTTAACTTATCCAGTTTTTTTAAATCGAGTTTTACTTCCACGGCCAGAACTCCTTACTGAGTTGTGGCACCGGCATAAACGGCAATGCCAGCAACTAGACGTGGGCGAATCAGCGAACAAAACTTAAGCCCGTAGCGAGTGTTTGCAAACTGAGAAAGATATGCCGATTTGCTGACCCACTCCGGAACTTGATAGGACTCGCTCACTGAACCGACTGAGCGACTTGAAACCGGAAACGTGCTCACGGAATCAAGCCCTTGTTGCGATGCTTGAATATCACTCACAAGGTAATGAGCCGCTAGATACAGGAAAGCAATTTTGAGCTGCTCCTGAGACGCCCACAGCCCCTCATTAAAGTTCACCTTAGCCTCGTCATACGCTTTCGTGATGTCGGCATCGACGACTGTACCCACGGCAACAACGGCACCGTAGGTGAAGTCACGATAGAAGTGCGCTTTGAAGTCAGCGACTGTTATGTCAGCTACGCCAGCCATGTAAGCGCACCCCTATCATTAAAGCGCAACAGCGTGCGAGAAATAAAGTGTCTCTTTTTCGCGCAAGAAGGTAACGCCGCTGAATTGTCCATAAGCGGAGTTAACCCAGCTGAATCCATCTTCGGAACCAGCTTGTGTCACGGTGTAGTCGATTGGCAAGTTCATAACGAGTGATGTTGGGTCATCGACAGTCAACACATAGCGGTTAACTGCGAGCGGGTTGTTATCTTTGTCGGCGTAAGCGCAAGGCAGAATCTGAAAGCTTTGGTTTCCTGTAAGCGATTTAAACATTTCGTCGATGATTTGCATGCGAGTTTTCATCGGGAATGTGATGTCTGGGAATGTGTGCAAGCCGTTGTATTCGCCTTCAGGAATAATGAACTTGCTTGGTTTCGCTGTACGAGCGCAGTTAGCTCTGTATTTCTCATATACCGCACCGATGAACACTTGAAGTTCAGCTTCAGTCATCGCTTTAATTGGCTTTGCGATTGTGGTCGTGTCGTTTGCGACGCCAGCGCCATTCAAAAGACCACCAATGCCTGAATCGTTTTCGAGGCCGAGGAATGCAATTTTCTGCAGACCCAAGTCCCATGATTTCTTGCGTGCAACTTCACGTGCTTCGATAAGCGAAAAGATGTTGTTTGCTTTTGCAGCTTGTTCGAGCTCAATTGTAGACCATTCGATATTTTTTGCCCAAAATTGAGTCTTTTGCTTTACAGCGTCAAAAACAGCGTCTGACTGACCGCGTTGAGCACGGTTCGAGTTAGAGCCGATAAGCCCTTTCTCAAAGCCGTCATCCTTGGAGAATGAACGCCAGTTAAGGATGTCATAGTCAAACGCACCGACTCCGGGAACAACTGGAACGTAGTCCGCAAATGGAATCTCGTAGAATTTCTGCTCGGAAACTTTCTGAGCAACGGCAGTCAGCGTGGTGATAATCTGGCGAGCGCCTTGGGCGTTATTAAGAATCATTGGCTTGTACATGTTTAAACTCCTTTTTATTTATTGATTAAGCTTTGACCAACACGCGGATAAGGTCACCGTCGGCAGCAGCTTTGCTAAGAGCGAGTCCAACCAACTTCTCACCAGCACCGAGTGCGGTCACTTTCTTAGCGGCTGGGTCATAAGCCAGCTCAGCTCCGACGCTCAACGCACCATCAGCTTCACAAACAACGACGGAGCCAAGGATACCGATTTCAAGTTTTTCGCCGACAGCGAATGATTCGACAATTGGGTTGGTCAAAACAACACCGAAGTGTGCTGCTGTTTCGTCAGCACCAACTGCAACGTAGGGCATTTCGCCGGCTGGAGTTGCGCTAGACAAAACGACAAATTCACCCGGAACGAGAACATCCGAAGCGGTTGCAGAATAAAACTGCACGCTCATGACGTTGCTGACTTCACCGGCAATCTTTGAGCCTTTGAGTGTTTCGAGAGCAAATTGGTTCTGATTCAATGCCATGACTAATATCTCCTTTTATTTATTTCTTGGTTCCATAACGTGAGCGACCCAATGCGGCGCGCTCGTGAATTGTTTGGTAGCCGCTCGCGCCATTGTCCATAATTGATTTAAAGCTTGCTTGCTTGAGAGCGTTGAAGCGTTCGTTAGTTTGCTTCAGGCCATCTGCAAAGCTAAGAGAGTTCATCTTCTCTTCTTCTTCCTTCATTTGTTCTTTTTCTTCTTTTTCCTCTTCTTTCTCATTCTCTTCAACTTCACAAAGTTGTTCGAGAACTTCTTTCTCTTCTTCCTTCTCAGGCGCTTCGACTTCGATTTCGATAGACGGAGCAACTTCTTCCTCTTTCTCGACCTCAGCCAACAAAGCGTCAACCTCAGCGTTCATTTTCTCTTCTTCGTCTTCCTGCATGACAACGTGCTCAACGTCTACTGGTTGAGCTTTGGCTTGTTTGTACGCTTGAACTAATTCGTTAAGCGCAACTTTCTCACCGTCGACTTCGATTTCCATTTCCGAGGAATTTTCTTTGACTTCCTCAGATTTCGTCCTGAACAATCTAAACATACTGACTCCTTTTAAAGCGATACTCTCTTTAAGCGTAAGTGAGGGCTTTGTTGATTGCAAGTTACGCGAATTGTAAAACTTGGGGTTCACCGCCATCTCGTACCGAGGATGTTCAACAATAGCGAGGTGAAGGTATTTGCCGTCCTCGATTGTAGCGTCAAAATCGACTGCATTCAGGGTTCCGCCAGCTCCTTTGCTGACCACCTCATATGAGGTCGAAACACCCCAGCCGCTCTCAAGCTTCTGAATCGCCTCCTCGGTTTCCACAACACAATGAGCCATCCACAGGTCGGTGTCGGTGTCATAGTGCATGTCCGCGACACGCCCACAGACAACTTGCTCAAGTTGGTTTTCGAGTTCAGACTGTTCGACGTGGTCTATGATGAGCGGAATGCCGAACGCTGTTTGAGCCATTTTCTCCAGTGACGATTGAGGCACGTTGACCCGCTCGTCCTCGTATTGGCAAAGTCCAGCTCTCATACACGGTATGACGAACGTCTTTGCGTTGACTAGTTTTTTCATGTTGCTGCCCTCTTAATATACGCCAGCTCTTTTAAACAATCGTTTCACTTCTGGAGCAAATTCTTTCGTTATAATTCTCGGAGATGTTTCATATTTTGCAACAATATCTTTTGCATATTTTTTCAGATTCTCAAATTTTGTTTCGTCCATAATCATTTTCGTCATAGATTCGGCACCGATAGATTTAAGCGACATCACCATGACCATTTTGGCTCCGACAAGTTTCGGGTCTTTCGATAGGTCAACTTTTAAGCGTTCTTTAAATCTTTCCTCTGCCGACGAAACGTTTGTCAGCATTGCATTCAACTTCTCAAGCGCTTTCAGCTTCACTTCCGGTGCGGTGTTGCTCTTGATGACTGCAAGTTTCTTAGCTTGCAGGTTGTTTGTCATGACGTTTCCTTTTTTCTCATTAAATTTTGATGCTCGTCTTTTGAACTCTTTCGGCGATTTTGCATTAAAATCTTGCAATGCCTTAAATGCTTTTTGGTAAGCTTGTTTTGCTATTTTATATTCATTCGATTCTTTTATTTTGTCAGGTAAAAGTGCGCCTTTTGTATCTCCGGTTATTTTTTTTAAATTCTTATTTGCTTCGTCCCAAGCTGTATAGAGAATTTCACTTTGTTTAAGCCATAACTCAAAATCTGATTGATTGAGATTTGCGTTTCCTTTTTTGTCGGTTTTGAGAATCTCGGTCAACAATACTTTCGCTTTTCTAATCATATCATCGGTAGCGCTTTTCCATGCTGGGCGAAGTTTTGCCAAGTCTTGAAATTCCGTGATTGCGTATTCTGCCGCTGCCTTCGCTCTCCGATAATTTTTTTGCCTTATGAGCATAGGAATTCTCTCATGTACCATCGCTGAGAGAGTTTTCATTTGTCCTTGGTGTACACTCAATTTATGTGCATCTTCATTTTTCATTTCGTTTCTCCTAAACAATCTTCTCTACTATCGGAATAGCTTGGCAGCGGCACCCGAAATCTTCTCCGGGATTGACTGTATTACCTTCACCGTTGCGAGGCTTGAGAGCTCCGTTCGGCCCTTTGTCTTTATCCCAGTAAAATATCTTTCCGTGCGCTTCGGCATGGCTATCACGGGTGCGGCCGTCGCCAGCCTTACCCCCGATTGCTTTCCACTTGTACCGAGTCACACCAGCATCGAGGTATAGTAACTGTTTTTGCTGTGAAGTGAATAGAGCGGTTTCTTGTCTCGCAATGAATGCGGCGCGTGTGGAGCTGACTTTCAGCCTTGATTGGATGTATAGCCTGAGCTGGTCTCTATCCATGCCGTCTCGTATCTTCGGCAGAACACTTTTGCGGAACCGAGTCACCTCATCGTCGATGAATCCGACAATCGAAAGCTTGACGTTTTCAGTGTACGCTTTCCGCATCTCAGCTTTCTGGTCACGGGATAGCTTCGGCTGAACAGAAATCTCGTCGGCCAGCGATGCCAAAACTTTGTCATCTACGTCATCCTCGGTAGCGCCGGCATACGGGTCGAAGTCAAGACGGGGAATCATATCCTGAGCGCGTTTGCTGATTGACGCTATTGATTCCCGTGCAGCTTGTTCGAGCGCCTCACGTGCTTTGACCTGCTTGCGCACAGCTTCTTGCAAGTCGGCAGGTAAACGTGGCTCGGCAATGACCCATCCTCTACGGCGCTTATCAAACTTTGCACCCAATTCCTTGAGTGACTTTCCGGTCGCCGCGTCCAGCTTGCCGGTAAACGCTCCACCGACGTACTGAAGTGAACCGGATTCGATCTTACGAACCAACTTGCTTTTGCTCGTGGCATTATTTTGAATTGCCTTAAATTCGCTCATAAGCGGGTCAAAGAACATCGCCCGCATGACGCGCTTAATTTCAGCCCTTAGTTTGTCGCTTAAAGAGTCCGAAGGTTCGACTGTTTTCAATTCCTTCTGTTTGCTCGGCATTGGTTGAGCTCTCCTGAATCGGTGAGATGATTTTTGCAATTAGCTCGTCACTGAACGTCGGGAACGCCGCTTTGATAATCGCCGCCGCGCTTTCTTTTGGAATCATGCCGGCAGTTATTTGTGCGATAATTTCCACAAGCGATGTCACCTGAGCACCGTTGAGTGCCTCGGATTGATAGTCGTCATCTTTAGGTTGTGCTTCACCTTCGGGCAAGCCGAGCGCTGGTTCAACGCTGTCGTCAGTTTCATCGGCATCAAGGTCTAGTGCGAATATCTTCTCGGCGTTCATGAGCTCAATGACTTTCGAAGTCGGCACCAATTTGCTGTCAAACAGCCGCATG